AAAATATATCAATTTGAAATGCTTTATGACATTCTCTGCAAATTATTTGTGTCATATAATCGTTTACGATTTCATTTATTTCATTAAATCGTAAACTCCGCATCCCTATTTTTTCTCTACAGTGTGGGCACACGATTCTTTCAGGATAGGTCATTTTCTCATCTCCTCGATTTTCCGTTTTGCATCCTTGGCGCCATAGCCGACGATGGTTTCATATCCGACGCCCCGTAGGTACACTAACCAATCTGCTTGGTGTGGCTCTGGACATTTTCCCTTCCCTTTCTTCATCTCAATCCATAGCCGCCATTCAGGGATAAACAGGTCTGGCACTCCCCTTGTTACTCCTTCACACTTTAGGCGATTAGCGACAGAGATTGAACGTTTCTCACCGTTCGGAATGGCGAATATACGCACAGGCGAATATGTTTGCCGAAACCATTTTACAAATTCCATTTGCTCTTGATGTTCAGTTGGATATATAGTTATCATTAATAAATCCTCCTTGTTACTTCGTAATTTCAAAGCAATTGAATTCGTTCAAATTGTTTATATTTATAGATTTTTTAATTATAAAATATTGAAAATAAAATTTATCTACACCTGCAACCGAACGCCATTCAACGCTCCATCGTGTGCCACAGCGAAGGCAAATACACCGCAGATCTCTTTCTAATGGTGGTATTTTATAATTTTCCATTGCTACAAAATGACAATGTGGGCAATTGATACCAGGGCACACAATAGGCCCTTGCATCTCTCTTAGATAGATTCTCCTCGTTACTTCGTAAAATTTCCCATTTTTTTTGTACTTAATTTTCGACGGACACTTTCCTTTTGTCATGTTGCAAGCGATTTCAATCAACATCTCGTTTCCTACTATCGAGACCCCTGCATCCATAGCCATTTTCATCAGGCGGTGGCGACCCATGTCGCCTCCTCTCCCCTCGTGAGTAACGGGCAAATATTCGGTTATTGGCGTATCGCTCATGTTCCCATAGTACGTTACTCTGAGCATATTTTTCCCACTGCCTCTCGAAACGTAATCGTCCCAACGCCAGCCCGTGACATCCATCTCAAGACCACCATCTCCCATAATATCGTCGTCATGGAGCTTGAAAACCTTGGGTTGCACTGGGAACTCGTAGCCGCACGATGGGCAGACTTTCGCCGATAAGTGGACTAGCTCATTGCATTGCTCGCAAACCTTGACAGGTGCCTTTCCAGTGCGCTTACCGTGCTTGATTGGAGGCTGCACATTGGTTATGGGGCCGTGCCTCGATACGTTCCCTGCAAAGTCGAGAAAGAGACAATCTTTGACGTGTTCTTTGACCCTCATCCCGCGTCCGGCCATCTGGCAATGAAGACCCGGGGATTCGGTCGGCCTAAGCATCACGATACAATCGAGGTTTGGCGCGTCAAATCCCGTGGTCAACACGTTGGCGTTTGTTAGGTGCCTTATCTCGCCAGCTCGAAATTTCTGGATTATTTCGTCTCGCTCTCCTTTTGGCGTCGCTCCCGTAATGCACGCGCAAGACTCCCCGAGTTCAGACAGGATGTCTCTAATGGCGTTTGCGTGGGCAACACCGCAGCAAAAGTAAAGCAGCGACCGTCTATCAGTCGCAAGTAGAAGGGTTTCTTCGACCACTTTAGCATTGGATGTTGTGGTATTAACTGCATGTTGTAACTCCTTTTCGATAAATTCCCCGCCTCGTTTCGCAACCCCTCTCACATCCAGTTGGGCTTGAGTGTGCTTCGACCGAAGCGGGGACAAATAGCCATGATAAATAAGCTCCTCGATTGATACGGGTTCAATGATGTCTGAAAAAATCGCAGGTTTTTCGGTGATTAACCCGTGGCCTAACCTGTAAGGCGTGGCGGTCAAACCACACACGCACATATTAGGATTAATTTCTTTCATCTTTAATATAAGCGTGCGATAGCGCCCATTTTCATTGTGCGAAATAAGATGATTTTCGTCGACAATAATTAAATCCGTGTGGCCTAGTTCAGCCTCGTGACCTGCGAGAGATTGAATCCCTGCAAACGTGATTTGATTAAGCTCTTTTCGGCCCATGCCGGCGCTATAAATTCCTAGCGGTGCTTCAGGCCAGATGGCGAGGAGCTTTGATGCGTTTTGCTCAATAAGCTCCCTCACATGTGATAACATCAATACGCGCGTTTCGGGCCATTTGGAGATAGCGTCCTTGCATAGCTCAGCGATGATATGACTCTTGCCTGAGCCGGTAGGCATCACGATGCATGGCCAGCCTGTATGATTTTGAAACCATGCGTAAAATTGGTCGAGAGTGCGCTGTTGGTAGGGTCTCAACATTAGAAAGGAATCTCCTCGCTCGCCTCAATTCGCGCCCCTAGCTCTTTCCGTATCTCCATCACAATAGGCTCTTGCTTAACGCACGCCTCGGTATTGCCGAGCAGCTCTTTCGAGCCGAAGGTATTCATACGATGATAGTTTGCCTCCTCGATTTCTGATATATTTTCCGATAGAAGTTCCTTGCTCCCAAACGTATGCGCGTCGGGTTCACCGTTCTGAATGCGTTTCCCATCAATTAGGTATACTGCCACATGGGGATTTTGAGACGCTTCTCTCGTCCACGGTACGCTGTCGGGATGAAAAACGTGACTCTCGCAGCCAACACGCTGAAAATCGACAGGGATACCGTCAGCCCCGTGTCTCTCGCAACGCCATGTCGAATTTTCCAACGGCGTGGAGTGGGCACACGTTCTGCAATTTGCTTCCTTGGTTTTTTTGGTCACGTGGCAAAACTCGTGGCAGTGACACATCTTACATTGGTACCACGTCGGGTCACTCGATATTGGCGGCGGCATCCTATCCGATTTGACAATGCGGTGACCCCTATCAATATATTTTTTGGCTACCTCCTCGTCTAATTTCACGCGCTCCGTGTGCATCGTGTCGTCGTTTTTGTTGATGCACACGTAAAGCGCGCGGTCGATGTTTGACCCATACATATAGCATTGCATTTGGATAAAATGCTGGAATTTGGATTTCTCGACACCGTTTTTTACCAAATCCTTGAACAAGGATTCGCAGGATGTTTTGATTTCCAAAACATGCTTTTTTTTAGGAGCAGCCGGAACACCGCCCTTAATAATCCCATCGAGAGAACCGGACACGTGACAACCCAGCTCAACGCGCTGTTGTGTTGTCATTGTCTGTACATCTATCCCGATAGCGCGGAGGTCAGAGATAACCGTTGACTCCTCGAGCTGCCCCCTCCTGAACAGGCGTAACATCCTGCCAGAGAAACAAGGGGCCACCATCCAACGAAATGACAGCCATAGGTAACGCTCGCATGGATGGCCTAACAGGGAGCAACCGAGATGGGGGCGAAATTTGTCCGATTTGCTCGCGTGGTATTTATCAATCAACGACTGAATTGTGATAGTAGGTTCTGGTATGGCGGTCATTATTTTATCCTATACGCCAGCGCCTACGAGAGACGCCAGCGGGAAAGGGTTATTGTTTCACCCACGGCGGTGGGCTGTTTGCCGGAACGGTGCCCTCAATAACGGCCTGCTTTGGAATGCTCGCAGGGATGGCACCCTCAGTTGCTTTGTAGCCCTTGATGTCGTTGACCTCGGGATAGGCGTCTTTTGCTGGCTTAATAACGACGTTAATCATGCACGAAGCTCCAAGTAGCTCGTCAGTGTCTCTCACACCTTTTTTTCCAATAGCGCGCAGTAGCGCAGCAAACTGCTGATGACCAATACGCTCGGCCTCTGTGGATGGATTACGAATATTGTAATTTTGGAACAGCACGCGACCCTCTTGCGAGGGGCCAAGGATGGTAAATTTTGTCTTAATGTACTCACCGTTACCGGCCTTCGTGACACAAATCTCTCCCCCTGTGATGGTGGCGTTGTACCATCCGGCGGGGATAGGGTTACTAAGCGGGATTCCTTCGGTGCTAAATGGTTGTGTTAATTGCATTGTTTATTTCTCCTCTTTCTTGTTTATCGAAAAACTGGCCCTGCCAGGCTTCGAGGTTAGGGCCGCTGATAGTGGGCCTGTAATATCTCCATGTGCTTCTTTCCATTCCTTCATATTGAGTTCGGGTTTCCAGCGAAACAAATCCTTGAGATGCTCCGATAGACCGTACTCGGCTGCGAGTTCTTGCAACTTCTCACTGTCAACTTTCACATCGAGACGGCCTACGATTTTTAGGTCCTCGACGGTCACAGGCTTCGAGGTTGCGAGAGTATCATCTGTTACGCCAAGCATGGTTTTTATCATGTCTTCAATCTCTCGACGCTTTTCGCAAGCGTCTTTTTCGAGAGACTTTTGTGTCCACCACTCCATCGTGAGCAGTTTTAAATCGTAGCTCATATGGTGCCTCCTATTGTATTATATGTTCCCCATATTCGACGACTACAACATTCACAATTCAGATATAGATTGTTGCTGTTTTTTATGGATGTATTAATTTTAAATTCTTTAGCCTCTGGATTAATTTCATAAAAATATGCCACTAAAACATCCATTTTTAAAAATGGTTTAAAAAGTTTATAAATAATGCTTTCATTTTTTAACTTTTCCATGTTAGAAAAGCACTTATCACACAATATGTATTTCACGCGGCACCTCCTATTTCTTCAATACGCTTTTTAATATGTATGTTCATTTTTTATTCTTAATTTTATTATCATAGAGTGCCTCCTATCTTGCGAATTATCTGACCAAGGTCGGGCGGCTCCCATGGTGAGAGCTTTCCGCTCCTCGATTTAGCGAGCCACGCACCATCACCATCAGTCATAAGGGCGCGTTGGGTGACTCCATCGGAATCCTTTTCAATGCGCAACGCTAAGACCTCATCAAAAAAGTAAGGGATAGCCTGCCCGGTTTTCTGACCGGGCATCGAGGGACCATAGAGCATTTTGGCTGTCTCATCCTGGGTTTTGTCGAGCTTGGCGCTCATGTAGACGTGTTTTTTGATGTCTCGAAATGCACGGATAAGGTCGTGCATTTGGTCGGCCATCTCCCCGTACGCCTTACGAGGGTCTTTATTGATTTTTTTCTCAGAGGTCAAAACGACTTCGGCGATCTCCGAGATACTATCAAGGCACACCGTTTCAAACGGTTTAGCCTCATCTGATTGGATGAGCCAGGTGTACGCCTCTCGCAGACTCACCATATTGTCAATGGTGACATAGGGCAGCTCATAGACTGCTAGGCTTAAAAGGCCACCCTCCGCTGATAGTGTG